TACTCATCGTCATCATCATTACCCTCTTTGTATTGTCTATATTGCTCCTTAGCTTGTTGTAATATTTCTGAAAATTTTCTACTAGCTTTTTGATTATCTTCCCTATTGTTAGAAACCACATTTGATATGATATCACGTAAAAAAGATTCAGCGGGTACACTATATAAAATTTGTTCAAAAAACGGATAATATTTTTTACCTTCAGGATCTGTTGTTAATTCGTCCGGAAGTAACAATCTTATTTTCCGAACTAACTCAGCTCCAACACGGAAATTCATAGGTTCATTTGCCATTGTATCAGTTTGACCAATAACATCCTGAGCCATACCAAGGTCCATGTCCGACCACTGTGCTCTTGAGGTTACAATTGAAAATGTCTTAAATAATTCATGTAATAGGATTGGGAAAATGATACCATTCGCGAAATATGTATCGTTTTCCTCGTTTTCCTCACCCCCACCTTCATCTTCGTCCTCGTCTTCATCACCATCCATTTTACCAGCGGATCCAGCTGCGTTACCACCCAAAGCTTCAATTAAATCCTCATCGGTAAAATACATTAAGTCATTAGCTGCCATAATTTTATTATACAATGGATATAACGATGGGTCAATCTCATCCAATCTATCTTTATACATTTGATAAGCGAATTGACCACGTTTACCTTTACCCTGAATAATAGCGTTTATCACATTTCTCTTCTCAATCTCAAGTTGTCTTTGTTCATCTGGTGTTAACTCATCAACGTCAAATGAAAAGTTTTTAGGTAATTCTAATTTTTTCATTTCTTTTGGTTTCATCTGAAATTGATTCGGGTCAATTCTTTGTTCACCTAGAAAAGTTAAAACGTTTATAAAATCGAATTTATAAACCACCCCACCTTCTTTTCTTTCTTTTGATACAACACCCTCATCTATAGCTTCTTCCATTGTCATATTTGACGGTAACCAACCTTCCTCCTTTGCCGCTATCTCCATAGCTAAATCTCTGAGTTCCTCTCTATAACTAGGTTCGATACCCATAACCTGTCTTACGGACATCATTTGTTCCATTTGGATAGCTCTCTTAACTTGTGGATTGGTTATGTTTTCCTCGGTACCGTAGTATCTTTTAACGTAATCAACAATTTCTTTAAATCGTTTTTCTGTCATTTTCTCAACATCACCAACACCACCTTTAAATCCACGGTTTTTAGCGTAAATACCCTCTGGATCTTCGATTCTTTGTTGGGTCCTTGGGTGCATTCTTTCTGGATAATCTCCATACTCGATCGGAGCTTCATTCACGATTTTTCTTATTAATCTTTCTAAATTTCTATTTCCCATTACATTAAATTTAACGCTTGTTTTATTACTGAGATAAACTCATTTTTCTTTTCCTCCTTACCTTTTTTAGCTTTTGGATTTTCTTTTGGTCCAGGCCTTTTAAATGGGTTTTTATCTTTTCCCGGTTTAGTTTTTTCTTTTGTACCTGGTTTTACTGGAGCGGTTTCTGTGTTTTCTCCCATTTCACCACCCATACTAAACATTTTACCGATTGGTTTGTCCATTGTTTTCATTTCTTTTCCTTTATCTTTTGAAAACATAGTCATTTTTTTTGGTCTTCTCAACACCATTGAGTCTTCTTTTTTTGTTTTTTCTAAAATTACTTTAATAAGATCTCCTTTAGTCATTGACGGGTTCACATGACCCTCAATTAATTTAACGATTTCATTTTCTAGTTGTTCCTCAACTTTGGATTTTTCTTTTTTCTTATTATATTTTACTGTTTTTTCTGGGTGTTTCTTTTTTGGCATATCTTCATACTCCTTTTCGGTTGTACTGTCTGAGAATTCTCTTGCCATATCACACCACTTCTTTTTTTCTTTACCTTTTGATTTGTTACACTTAGCCCAAAATAAACCTTGTTGAGCTTTTGATTCAAATCTCTCAGTAACTTCACCCTCTTTCATTGGTGTTAGTGTCGTTTTACCTGGAGTCTGTGTCCCCGAAACAGCCACAGTTTTCGTACCTGAATCAATAGGTATTTCAGCGTCTTTATTTTGGTCAGTTTGGTACTGAGTTATTGTGGTTGTTATTTTGGTAACAACCTCATCAACTTCCCTTTTATTGAATTTTTCAGATAATGTTTTAATCTGAGATTCGGTTAATCTAGATATGGTCTCAATCTTCAAACCATTTTTGATTAAGTTCATTATATCTTTTTTAGTTCTCATACACCGTTTTTTTTTCAAATTCTAATACGATATCTCTTTCGTATAATTTATCTTTTATTTCAGACTCAGTATCTCCAAATCTAAAAACCATCCTTTTTGTTAATAAAAAATCAATATCTCCGGAGTCCATTTCCCACCCTAAAGCTAATACACCATCCATCGAATCTATTAGTGAAAAAACATCAGAGTCTTGAACCAACTCCAATGTCACCTTTTCATTAGTTAATAAACCAACCTTTCTTATGTGGTCAATGTCCGGAGGACTCGGGTACCCATTTGCTGGTTTTGATTCCCAATTCTCACCCCAAACCTCCAAGGTATCCGAAAATATAAATTCATATATATTATCACCCTTATAATTTGGGCCTAATTTATTTATGTAAATTAAATAACTCATAACACCTTCCCATCTGGGGTTATTTTATTTTCCTTTAATCCGGTTTTAAATAATAAATTACCTTTACTTGTTGACCCGACTAAAAAAGACTCTGGATTTTTTTCTAAAAATTTTAAAGCCGATCTTTCTTGTCTAATAGACTCAGAAAGGTTTACAATTTTTTCTTTTGTCTTGTTAATTGTTTTTGACTTTGAGACTTTAATTTCAGTCTCATTAATGTGTTTATTAATAACCTTATCTATTATTGACTCATACATTGTTTCGTGTTTTTCATGTGGATACCTTCTAATTTTCTGTCTAGCACCATGTCGTGGATATTCATTTTCATCACCCATCTCATTCATTAACCCATTGGAGTAAGCTCCACCCATGTAATCATTAAAAGAGTCAACATATGTGTCATAAGTTTCAGCTACCTCTCCCGAAGGTTCGGACGGCTCTTCACTATTATCCATATTCTCATCACCAAAATCAATATCCTCCTCGTCATCGATACCCAAATCGTCTTCATCATCTTCTTCCGAACCTTCCAGTCTAGATATAATTTCATCAACATCATCTTCATCTAAAGATGAAAGATCCAAAGCTGATAATATCGAATTGATTATGTATTTTGTATCATTGGAATCCATATCATCTTTGGATAAATAAGCTCTTATTTTTTGTGCTGATTTACCAATTAATTTTTGAATCAATTTCATTGATACCTTACCGTCTTTTTTTGACCCCATGTCGTCATCGTAACCATCTGACGTTGAGGATGACCCCATGTCGTCATAGGTGTCTGAAGCGTCTGACGGTTTTTCACTAGTATCAAGATCACCCATTGGTGGAACATCCCCCCCTTCCATTGGTGGGAGCTCTGGTGAAGCTACTGGTTCCGGTGAAGCTACTGGTTCCGGTGAAGCTACTGGTTCCGGTGAAGCTACTGGTTCCGGTGAAGCTACTGGTTCCGGTGAAGCTACTGGTTCCGGTGAAGCTACTGGAGACTCACTTGATTTTGTTTTTGGTAATTTTAGTTTAAACTTTTTTTTTTGCTCTGAAAATAGAGAAGTACCTTCAGAGTTTTCATATAACATATTAAACTCTTTGGCCATTAAATTTAATTTTTTAAGTGCCTGGGAATACGATGAATAATACTTCCTATTTTTCATCGGTTCAATATAATCCGAAGTGGATTCATTGATTGATTTTTTTATGATATATCCTTGTTTTTCTTTTACGATTTCATATTGATTCCCGTCAGATAATGACAACTTATATTCTGTTGATTCACTCTCATTAAGTCTTGACGGTGTATTTTCATTATATCTAGCGATTTCCATAATACGCTTGATTTTATCCATACCCTCAAGTTTTTCACTTCCAATTGGTCTTAATCCTGACATAGTATATTTTTTTAAATAATTATTTTTTCTTAATAAATATATCGATAAATGGTATTATACTATTTAAATTATAAATTATTGATTCATGGACAATCTATCATCCAACAAACCTATTGACGCGTCGTGTAGTTTCTCAATATACCCGTTCCTTCTTAATATTTTAAACACTAGATTTTCCACCGAATACTCACCACCACTTTCCAACCCCGAAGTTCTGTATTTTTTAAGCTTGTCTTTATATTTTGATAGTAACTCCTTAGCCGTCTCCAAATCCTCATCACCGATATTTTCAATAACGTCATCAATAATACTCATCCATTGTTTTGTTTTTTTCTTTAAAAGTCTCCTATCAATATTCACGCTTTCCTTTTTTGGTCTATTTGACCAATCATCATACAATACTGAATAAACACCACTACTAAAATGAGCCTCAACCTCATTCTGAACATATAACTCAACCTCGTACCCAAATAACTTTATATCGTGTTTTTGGTTAAACAATATTTTTTTTAGGTTAAAGAATTTCTCGTATAGATCTATTTGTTTTTCATTATATTGGGATAAATTAACAACCACATGTAAATCAAAATCTGAATATCTGGACCAATTATAATTTGATAAAGACCCTGTTAAAATTATGTCTGTAACTACAATATCAACATCTAAAAACTCAATAAATTGATAAGCTATTTCCAATAATTTGTCCCTCACATCACGTTTCATTTTTACAGTACCCCCATCCTTCTCCCAAATCTTTGGGTTTAGTGAGGTTTTTGGGATAAAACTACGTAATATCTTATTGTCCATTTTAAATTTTTAATTCAATAATAAATACTTAATACAACTAAATTAAGTTAATTTTTGGTATTTAAATATTTTTGATATTTTAGTATTAAAGAATGATCCTTGTGATGGTGACATTCTAAATTGGGTGTATAATTGATGAGGTACATCAGAATATTGGTATTTTATACCATTCTTAAATTCAGCTACCAACATTTTTGTTTCGGTATCATATTCCGTTTTTACCAAATTACTAGATTGTATTTCATTTATAATTTTAGTTCCTTTTATTTCTTCTTTAACTATTGCCATATTATAACTTTTTAAATAAATATGTTAATAAAAACAATATGTACTTTTAGTCTTTTGTTTCTTAAATTTATAAAAAATAATATTATGATTGAATATGTTGATGATGGTGACAAGAACAAGAAAAAGTCCGAAAGTGGGACTCCCGTTCTAGATAACTTCAGTAAAGATTTAATAAAATTAGCTGAACAAGGTAAATTAGATCCCGTTATTGGTAGACAGAGTGAGATATTTAGAATAGCTCAGATCCTATCACGAAGAAAAAAAAATAACCCAATTATAATTGGGGAACCGGGAGCTGGAAAAACAGCTATCGTTGAGGGTTTGGCGATGATGATTCACAACGGGGAATGTCCAAAAAACCTAATGGATAAAAGGATTGTTTCGTTAGATATTAATTCGATTGTAGCTGGTACCAAGTACCGTGGTCAATTCGAAGAAAGAATGAAAGTAATTATTGATGAATTACAAAATACAAATAATATTATCTTATTTATCGATGAAATCCACACAATGGTTGGTGCTGGTAACAGTTCTGGGTCGTTGGATGCTTCGAATATATTTAAACCAGCGTTATCAAGGGGGGAAATTCAATGTATTGGGGCCACAACTCTTGATGAATATAGAAAACATTTCGAGAAAGATGGGGCTTTGGAACGAAGATTTCAAAAGGTTATAGTAGACCCATCAAGTAAAGATGAAACATTTGAGATTCTAAAAAGAAGTAAATCTAAATACGAGGAACATCATAAAGTACACTACTCAGACGAGTCTCTTTGGTTGTGTGTCGAGTTAGCTGACAGATATATTACCGATCGTGAATTTCCAGACAAAGCGTTTGATATTCTGGATGAGGTTGGTTCTAGAATGCAGATAGACATTAAACTACCTGAAGTGATTGAGAAATTAAAACAGGAAGCTCAGGATATTAAAAAGGAAAAGGTTGATGTTATAAAAAAACAAAATTATGAACAAGCAGCTGAACTTAGGGATCGTGAAAGAAGTGTGGTACTTAAACTTGAGGATGAGAAGAAAAAATTTGAACTTGGGTTATTAAGTAGTAAAAGGGGTATCCCGGAAGATTTGATCTATGAGGTTGTGTCTAATATGACTAAAATTCCTGTAAATAAATTAAATGTTGATGAAAAAAATTCATTGGTTAGTTTGGAATCATCATTAAACTTAAAGGTTATTGGTCAGGAAGAAGCCGTCTCTAAAATATCAAAATCGATTCGTAGAAACCGTATTGGGATTAAAGACCCCAATAGACCAATTGGGTCATTCATATTTTTAGGGTCAACCGGTGTTGGTAAAACATTTTTAGCTAAACAATTAGCTAAAGAAATATTTGGTAGTGAAGATAGTTTAATTCGTGTTGACATGTCCGAATACCAAGAAAAACACACTATATCAAGATTGATTGGATCACCACCAGGATATGTTGGACACGAGGAGGGAGGTCAGTTAACAGAACAGGTTAAAAACAAACCGTATTCGGTTATATTGTTTGACGAGATTGAGAAAGCTAATAAGGATATATTCTCAACACTATTACAAATGTTAGATGACGGTCACATAACCGATAGCTTGGGTCGGAAGATTAACTTCAAAAACTGTTTAATTATTATGACATCGAATATTGGTGTTAAAAAATTACAGGATTTTGGTACAGGTGTTGGGTTTAAAAGTAATATTAGTGAGACAATTCAGGAAGAACATAAACGTGATGTGTTAAAAAAGGAGTTGGGTAAGTTTTTTGCACCTGAATTTTTAAATAGGATTGATGACGCGATAATATTCAACTCACTTAAGAAGGATCACGTTGATAAGATTGTTAAATTAGAAATTGACAAGTTGATTGAAAGACTACAATCCATGAAATACAATTTCACCTATGAAAACTCCGTAACTGATAAAATATCTGAAGTTGGATTTGACGAACAATTTGGTGCTAGACCAATTAAACGAGCTATTCAGGACAAAATTGAGGATTTAATATCCGAAAAGATACTGACTGGTGATGTTGTTGAGAATAAAGAATACATGTTATTTGTTAAAAAAGAAAAGGATGAATTGGTTATCGATTTAGAAGAGAGACTAAAACCCGAACCAAAAAAACGTGGTAGAAAGAAAAAGAAGGATTAATAACCCTCCTTTTTTATTTAGTACTTTTCGTAACCAAGTTCATCTATCATTAACTGGCCAACCTTAATACCATTATACGTATCCTCCACAACCACGTATTCGTTCCTTGTGTGATAGTTATAATACCCGATTGATATATTGAAACACTGAATACCGAACATCGTTCTAATCGGATATATGTCGGTATATGGATGTCTGTGATATTTGGTGTCCGATGGGAAATGTTCGGTAATTAATCTACCGCCAACCTCAAAAAATTTACTTTCACGGTCAAACATACTAATATTCATCAAAAACTCTGAAATCATATTGTTTTCCGGAGCGTCAAACTGAATTGAGTATCCTACATTTTCAAAAAAGGTCGGGTCAGCTTTAAAAGATCCCTTACACCCGGTCTCTTCAGATACAAAAAAAGCCGCTTTTAAATTAGGTAGTTCTTTTAGTAACTCAAGACAAGCGTAAACACCACATTTATCGTCACCACCAATACCGGTTGGGTTTCCATCATCGTTATACGCTTTCAGTGATAATTTAACATTACCCTGTGCGTCCGGTAACATCTCTTCAACAACGTTTATAGGTTCAATATTGTGAACGGTATCCGTGTGGGATATTACACACGGAAAAAAACTAACCTCATCAGTTTTTTTGGTAGCGTAAATATTGTGAAACTCATCCACGTAAAATGGTATTTTGTTTTCTGTCAACCAATCACAAATAAATTTAACCATTTTTTCTTCCTGGTACGTTTTTGTTGGTACCGATAGAACGTCTTTCAATAACTGATAATTTCTTTCCATACAACAAATATATGGGTTTTATATTTAATTACCAAATTAATTTAATACGTATGTTTTTTTAAACCCAGACCAGGTAACGTAATAATCATACATTTCTACATCTATTGTGGTTGTATTACGTTTTACCGTAAACATACCAACAGAACCATCACCTAAATACCAATTCCTGGTAAAATATTTAGTTACAAGATCAAAAAACCTAGTTTGACCAATCGACCTAACATCACCCGGAACAATATTATCACCTTTAACATAACTAAAGTCAAATTCATAATCATCCTCACGACCCCAGAAATTTAATCTAAAATATTCCGAGTCGTTTTCAACCAATACCTCCAAAAAATCAAAAGGTGTTCTAAATTCCTTAACATATCTATCACCATTATTATATGAAGCTTTTGTTCTTAACTCTAATTTTTTTTCTTTTGGGTGAATAAAAAATACAACTTCATTATATGAGTAATTTTCAAAATCGTCACTCCCTAACGCACTTTTTGGTTCACCTTCAATATACTTAAACCTTTCTTTATTTGTCATTAAACTTATATCAACCAAAAATTGTGTAAGGTTACCTGGCAATTTAAGACTTTTATTTTTAAGTCTTTGTCCTTTTTCATTCAGACCATAGACATACCTCTCAATGTCATCCTCACGTATCTGTAAACCATCAAATAAGATTGTAAAAGTTGACACATCCCCCAGTGAACGACAAAATATGAATAAACCGTTTAATAAATTTCTTTCATTATTTTCCATAATTTTAATTTACCCTCATTAAATAATTCATAATTATACAAAAATGAATTTAATTCGTCCATTGTTAATTTACGATATTCCGGATCCCTATCCCCGGTGTCAATAGCTACGGTAGCTTTATTATTTGACCGATCAAGATCCTGAATTACAAATTTTTTATTTTCATTTTTTGGTATACTTAACACAGTACCAAATCCACCTAATTTTTGAATATAATCCAAATAATTTGTATACTCCTCAAAATTTCCAAAATTAAACTCTTCAGATTCTTGAATCTCATCAAGAATATTATCAAATACGTCTGAAATTCGATCATTTAACTTTTCATAATCAAAATCATCACACCCGATACTGAACTCTAATTCCGACCAGTTACCCCTATTATTTTTATCGAACTTATGGATTAATTTTGTTAATAGATCCTTTATTGACCCACTAATAACATTTAATTGTTTAAACCAGGTTAATAACACAGAAATATTAACTTCATATTTGTAAGAGTGATTTACTTCCTTAATCCCAAATTTTATAAATGGATTATCAAACTCAGAATTAATGGAATCTCTAACTTTATCGTCAACACAGTCCTGATAATCTGACGCGTAGTCATAAATAAAATCATCTGAATACTTACCAAAAAATTGATCAAATACTTTAACTTTTTGACGTATATCCAAATTAATTGATTTTGGTGATACTAGTGAGATTATCTCATTGAATTTTTCTTTATTTTCATCATTTAATGTACCGTTAATAAAACTACCGTCCTCCCACTGTTCGTCATACCAGTATCTATCAACGTCCCTATGTCTGTAATAACTATTAGCGTCTGTATAGTAATACCTATCTTCATTATCGATATTAAATACGTCTAAAAAATCATCACTATCCTCAATTTTAATTTCCACGATACTAGAAGAAGGTCTATCTTCATTATAATCAACATCACCAATTAATCGATCAACCCCATCATTCCACCGTGGAACCCTTTTACCGGACATAATCGACTTTAAATACTCAAACGTTTCACCACCTTTGAATATTTTGTTAATGTTTTCCTTTAGTTGGGGGTACTTAGATATTATGTCTCTCACATCGGTAGCTTTTGACGATTTAAATCCGTCAGTAACATTTAATATTTTTGTACCGTCTTCATAGTCTTTAAACATGAATATGTCAGATTCCGGGTCTTTACCGACAATAAAATAAATATCCTCACTAAATACACCAAACTCAGTACTCACATCTGTTAGATCCTGGGTATTAAAATCTGGTAATAGGTAACTGAGACCCTTTTTTGTCATTACATCGATTAATTTAACATCATCATCTTCATAAATAACATCCAGGTCATCTTCGTATGGATTATAATTTTCTCCCATTATAAAATAAAATATTTTTTACTAATTTTAACTTGTTATATCTGATAAATATATTTATATTTGTATATATGTAGGAATATACCTATATTTGTATATAGTTCTTTGATAATATGGGGGTGTTTATGGATTTGACAGGTATTGGCTGAAGAATAAGGGCATGTGGGGACTGAATTAATCTCCTTAAAAACTGATTCAGAAAACAACTGGCAATGTGCTAAACAAAATGGAAACTCTTGGTTTACTAAGAGGTTCTGAAGTTACTGTAGCTTAAGAAGTTTACGGAAACGGGGGGTCGGTGGACATATAACCTAGCAACAGAAGTCTTTACAAAGGTGGATCACGACTGAACCCGAAATCGAGTCGTTCATTGGTTGTTAATTTACGATGATGAAGAACAAATTAACTATTTTGGGGTGTTAGAAAATACCAACCTAAACATGTAGTCCTTACCTTACAGGATATTATGGACGAGGGTTTAATTTCGGACCCATCTATTGGTGACAATAGATTAAAAATCGGATGAACTCAGGGAAACCTCAGCACGTAATGGTGGTGGCAATCCTGAGCCAAGCTTACAGAGTAAGAAGGTGCAGAGACTACTGGAGTATGGCGACATACTTAATAACCAGCAAGAGCGTCCGACATCTCAATGAGATGATGATATAGTCCAAACGATAATGAAAATTATTGAGTAATTTTGCGAGTCCCTCCACCTCCACCATTTAGTCCCACTATTTAGTTATAGTGGGATTTTTTTTATACATTTTTTTGTGGAGACGGGTGATTTTTTGTGGAGGTGACGATTTTTATATGAAAAATTATGGGAAGAAAAAAAGAATTGGTCACTTGTTGTAACCCAAAATGTAATAAAGAATTTTATAAAGATTCTTCAGAGGTAAAAAGAAATGAAAGGATTGGTAGAAAAAACCATTGTTCCTTAGAATGTTGTGGGTATACAAGTCACGAACATTTAAAAAAATACTCCAAAGAAAATATAAAATATTTAATCCCATACCAAGGTATTAAACGTGACGAATACACCGGTTTAAGAGAACATTTTAGAAGGGTAAAAAAAAGAAAACACGATTATGACGTAACGTTACAGGATTTACTTGATTTATGGGATAAACAAAAAGGTATTTGTACCTATAGTGGTGTAAAATTACTTCACCCAAATGAAGGTGGCAACAATTTAAACACAGCATCCCTAGATCGAATAGATAGTAACTTAGGTTATATTAAAGGAAATTTACAATTTATAAGTATTACCTGTAATCAGGCTAAAAATAATCTAACCCACCAAGAAATGTTGAACTTTATTGAAATGATTTTTAATCATCGTAATAAATTAACAATACAATAAAAAACCCCACTCTATTAAGAATGGGGTTTCATGGTCCAGGTAAAACCTAAATTACTTAACGGTAACAGAATCTTTTACAGTTGATGTAGTTGTACTATCTGAAACTTCAGTCGTTGCGTCTTGAGTCGCGTTTCCAGTTGATGTGTTTTCACCACAAGATGTCACTAGAGAAATTGTCGTGAAAACCACGAAGGAAATTAAGAATAATCTTTTCATTTTTTTTTTAATTAAGTTATTAGTTTATTATACATAATATATAGTAATTTTTTTTTAAAAAATCAAGTTTCTATATAAAAAAAAAGACAACTAATTGTTGTCTAAGTTATTTTTCCAGTAAAATTTAAAAAAAGGTTGAGATTACACCTGTTATTGAGAACCTTTAGAAGGATTATTGTTTCCCTTCGTATCCACCATCTTTTGAATGGTATTTCTCAGTGACGGTTATTTAAGTGAACCACTCTTTAAGGTTTGATCTACTCTCCTATTACTTAACTCTCTCCGAGAATGCCTTCCCAGTTGATCCTTGCGAGATTAGAGGTCTTTGGTAAAAATACACTCAGACTTGGGGTCTTTATGTGCAACGAACAGCTCGTTACTAGGTAGTCACCTTTCGACCAAACCTGACGGACACTTTTCCATTTATACTTTTATGATTTTACATCCTTATTGTAAAAAATGTTTTGTGTCGTGGATTGTGAAAGTAGTGGTCCGTCTCGAGATTCATTATCTTTTGGACAACGAAATACCCAACTACCCTCTGAAATGTCCCCATTTCCATATTTTAAGACTACTTCGAGATCGAACCCTTGGTAGAGAACGGTCAAGGTTAGTAACAACACCACTTGTACACTAACATACCTTTCGGTTTTAAGTATCCTTTAATACTGGAATACGTAATTGTAGGTTTGGATAACTCTACTTCTCACATGATCCCTACGGGTTATTCCTATTGGGGTTCCCCCCTCAATCAGATGACCCACATCACCTAATCATAAGATCACTTTCCCTACACCGTTGGCCTCGGTACTAAAGATCTTATGGTATCCCGCTTGTGTACTCGACCTCAATGATCCTAAGTCCATCAAGACGCAAATCAATTTGACAGTTGACTCACTTTATCCCACTTTCGTGGTTTATTTAACGACTATACACAGCCAATTATCGTTTATCAGTTCCTGGTGTTTGTCCCGAAGGATCTAACCGTACTCCTGAACGGATAATTTCTTAATTTTCAAAGAACGTTTCGGACATTTCCGAATTGTGATACAAAGTTAAGACATTTATTTTGATTTGTCAAGTACTTTGTGAACTTTTTTTATTTTTTTTTAATATTTTTCTACGTATACGTGTTCGGTACCATATTTCGTCGCTTGATTGTGAGCAAAATCCGAACTCGGTGTGTAATACTTCATACCATTGGACCCGAAGTAGTAAAAAATAACGTTTTCAATAGCAACTGTTTCTTGTTCTGACATAATGATAAATTTTAAATTTGATACAAATGTAATGGACAATTATTTAAAAAACAAATTTTTATAATAACTTTTTGAATATTTTTTTAATTTCATTAACATTCTCAGTAACTTCCGTTGTTTCTTTTGGTGTCATCATCTTACCAAAGGACCCGAAAAGGTCGAATAATGTAGCGTTACCACCCTTCCCAAAGAACCCGGAGTAAGCGTCATCGTACGTTGACTTGGTGTCACCACTAACAGATTCTTGATCATCACCGGAATCATCCGACACCTCACCAGAACCCTTCAATAGTGTACCATCAACAGATAAATAATCCTTTATATGTTTTTTATTGTCAATACCGATGTGTACGTGTGTTATTGTTGGAGCTGAATCCCACTCACTAATTTCACCAACAAGATCACCAACTTTAATTTCATCACCAGATTGTAACTTAACATTCTTCAAATGTGTATAAAATGTATTTGGGTAACCATCAGATCCCGTTATAGAAACCTGGGTACCAAAAACTTTTCCGGTTGTTTTATTTGAAACTTTAACCTTTTTTACTTTACCTGGAAGTATAGCGTAAACTTTTGTTCCCGGTTTAGCGAATATATCCCAAGCGTTATCCGATTGCCAATTACCAAAAGGTCTAGATCCGTGATTTTTTGGTCCGTTTTCATAACCCGAATTCTTATTATCACCCCAACCAGGTTTAACACCCCCAAATATTTTAGGTAAAACCTTAGTTTCTGATTTACCACCATCTTCTTTGTCACTACCTGTGGTTTCAGAATCCGACGACGACTTACATAATGTTGGTATCCTACCAATTAGTGTTTCAAGTTTTGTTAGATCGGTTTTATCTTCAGGGTGAGAAGTTAACATAGATTTAGCTGATTCAATACCACTTTTAGCTGATTCAATTTCACTTAACTTTGAACACGCTGTATTAGGATCGATAGCTCGTAAGTCCTTTTCCTTAGACTCAATCTGTGATTTAACAATACCGGAATGTCTATTTTTTAATGTTGATAATATACTTAAAGCTTCCGTTTTTACCTTAGTGATCTCATCAATTTTAGATTCTTTTAATAGGTATTGTTTATCACCCAAGAACTTTGTCTCTAGTAATAAATTAGTTTTTGTTAAATTTTGACGTTTTGAGTTGTGTCTCATTTGAAATGATATATCTTATAAATATATCATTTGGGTAAAAACCACTTAGGTGTGTCTCTATTTCTCCAGGTTGTAAACCCAGACTTAGCTCCAATATAGTAATTACGATATGAATCTATAACCGAATCAACCTTATACTCGTCTGGCATCGCTCTCGGTGGTTCGGTAAACCCATTATCCGGAATATTTGGTTTATTCATAATACACCACTCAATTACTTCCTGTGATTTATGTCTTTTACCATATCTGTATGTATATTCACGACATAACTCCAAACCAAGGTCACAAAGATATAAATAATTAGATAAACTTTCCCTCGACCAAATAGCACACGGATGATTTTTATGTGACAGCTTGTACGGTACTTGTTCGTTAGCTTGGGGGGTTACGTGGTGTACACCACAAAGGAGTTGTGCGGTCTCCAGAATCATTTTTACCACATGTTTATCACAGTGATAAGTAGCACATTTTTTCGTGTCGAAGTCTAAAAAGAAAATATTCATAAAACTAATTTACTGGATAAATCCGAATAAAACAAATTTTATTAAATATTTTTATTAATTTTCAAGGTGGGATATTAAAACACCACCAACGGATGTCGCGTGAACCTGGAGATGATTTATCCCCTCAATATCCAATTTAGTCTTTCTTTTTGTGTAATCTAATCCAAGAATACCTATGAATTTTTCGTCAATTGTTTTTATTGAAAATAAATACCCGGATTTACAACCACTTTCCTCAGCTACATATTTAAGGCCGAAGGTAGCTATTGTGTCATCTTTAAAATCTGAAATCTCAATAGTATCGTTTTGTAGTAATTCATTTATAGATTTTGAAAACAGATTAACTGGTATGTTGTGGAAATTACTTTGTATTGATTGGGTTCCTAGGTTAACAGTTTCGTAAATGATTGAGAACTTAGCCATCGATTTCCCAGTTGGATAAAAGTTACCCCCATTATGGAACTGAGCTATCCAGACTCTATCCGCGTTAAACTCTTCCTTAATGTGTTCTATTTTTGATGTGATTAACTCACTAACTCTCAAGGTATCCCTAACCATATCAGGTTTTTTCTTTTTACTATCTAACCAATTTCTAACGAAAATGACCAAAATTGGTCCCAAAACACCGGTAATAAAAGCTACCGAAATCATTATAAAGTTTTCCATCAATTTTTTATATTATAAATATATTTAAGTCTGTAAAAATACGTAATTGTGAAACAAAAAACCCCCACTTTTGATGGGGGGGGGTCACAAAAAATGTATTGATTATTTTACCTTTTCAATAACAGACCAAATGGATCCGGTTAATGTTATTACACCACCAATAATTTCAGTTACAACTGTCTCATCAACAAGACCCTTCATTACCAAAATACCACCAACAAACGTTAACGCGTGTCTCACGATACCTAGTACTTGTTCTTTTGTTAATTTCATAAAACTTGTTTTTATAATGTTTATTTAAATATAAATATAAAAAAATTTAAAAAAATGTCAACCAATAGTTGACCTGGGTGATTTACTGAATATATACCGCTTGTCCTGATTCAGGTGACGACGTTGGTGGTGGAACCGGTTCATCGTTAACATCTGAGTTATTGATGGTTGAGATCTTAAGTTTACCTTCTTTAGGTTTAAGAGATAAAAAATAAAAAGTAGTCGGATCCTCAATTTCAAGTAATATTTTACTCTTTTTAAAAATTTTTTCGGTAATAGTCAGGATATCGTCATTATCTTGTTTATTAATATCAGCTGTTGTTCTATTTAAATCCGATAACAAATTAAAGTTAACATATATTGTATCAGTCTCACGTTTAGCAAATGAAAAATTTGAGAATAACTGTTCAATATTTTTACTTGATAACTCGCCAAGGAATATTCTACCTGTTAGATACATATTAATACTTTTAGCGACTTCAGTGGTATTTTTTTTAAATGTTGATGGTGGGTACTGCCCTTTAGACATTGAGAAATTAAAGTATGGTGAAGATATTTTACCCTCTTTAACTTTTGACATAAATTTATCTAATAAACTTTTAAGTTCGTCCATAGGTCCAGCTCCAATAGCGGTTCTAAGTACACTAAGTCGAGTAAACTGGTCCTTATCGTTTATTATGTAGTTTTTTTGGTATTCATCTTTATTATATGGTTCGTGTGTTTTTAAGTATATATCCTCACCATTAACTTTAAAATAAGAGTCTATTATGTGACCCATTTCATGATGAATAACATCGTACAAACTATTTAAATAATTTTTACCGTCATGTAATTGGTATAAGTTAATGTTTTAAGTAAACTTTTTTTAGTTATTTTATTCTGTGTTTCCGGTTTATTATACCAGTTTTTGTATATAGTAACCGAATTTGACAATTGTAATTTCGCGGCGTCCTGTATAGACTTTATGAGAACATTATTTTCAGTGGGAAATGACGTATTTATTTCGTTCTTTACGTTAACACTACAAAAATCACTAGAGGTATCGGTAGATCCACTAATTTGTTCACTTATTATGTTTACAATTTTATTTAATTGATATTCACTTATTATTATTTTTCCCATTGAATTACTAATAACTATAAATATTAAATTAAATAAAAAGATTGGTGTAATTTTATTTCGTTTATTTTTTTAATTGTTTAACCTATAATTATATATAAAGTAAGATATTATGGAAACAATAAAAAAAGGTAGTAAAGGTGAATCCGTAAAAGTACTACAGGAATTTTTAAAAATAACAGTTGACGGTAATTTTGGACCTAAAACAGAAAGTGCTGTTAAATCATACCAGAAAAAAAATGGATTAATTGTGGATGGTGTTGTTGGACCAAAAACCTGGGCACATATGGGTATTTTAACCACTGATAACGCTGAGAATAATGAAGTGGTTAACGCTCTTGAAATTAAAAAATATTGGATGCCGGAAAACACCTATTTTAAAGGTCCGGTACCTAAAAATTGGATCTTCCTACATCACACGGCTGGTGGACCTAACCCATACCAGGTAGCTGATATGTGGGCTAGAGACAATCGTGGTAATGTCGCTACAGAATACATCTTAGGTGGACAAAATGTATCAAACGGTAATAATAAATTTGATGGTGAATTAATCCAATGTTTTCCTGAAGGGGGATATGGATGGCACACCGGAACTGGTAATTCAGTAATGCACAGAAATTCAGTCGGTATTGAGGTTTGTTGTATGGGACAAATTGTAAACGGTAAAACTTATGTTAACACTCCAGCTGACCCGTCTCAGATTATAAAATTAGATAAACCGTTTCGAGGTTATCAATACTGGCATAACTACTCAGAAGATCAAATAGTAACATTAAAGAACTGGATTTTATTTATTTCAAATAAATATAATATTGACCCTAGAGTTGGTCTAGTTCAATGGGTTAAAGAGAAGGGAGCGGACGGATTTGATGTGTTAGATCTAACAAAAGCTAACTCAACCCCTGGTATGTACTCACATACCAATGTAATTAGAGGTAAAGTGGATATGTACCCACATCCAGATTTAATTGATATGTTATTAAGTTTATAATTATGTGTTACACTAAAGAACAAATAGAAACAGCTGTAAAATCAAAAAATTATGTTTGGTTTTCAGACCCAAAAAAGAAAGGGTACGATGTGAATATAGTTGGTGTTAGAAATAATTCACCAAGTGTTGCTGATAAAGTAACAAATGTTTTTGATGATTGTTTAACACTTTCATTTTTTGATGAAAAGGGTGTAGAACAATTCTATTGTTGGATGGCAACGACTGATCCTGGTAAAAAAGGTGTACAACAATTTCATAATAAAAATGGTGTAGCTAGATTAATACCAGGACAATATCGTGGAGTTTACTCAATAGACAAACACCAAGGTAAATACGAAGCTTTATGTCAAAGACTCGGGAATGTTAAGGTATTCAGGGATTCAAATAGGGACTTGGTTTTTGAAGAAGTTAAAATTGATACCGGTATGTTTGGTATTAATATTCACAAAGCTGGTCAAGACTCTACCTGGGTTGAGAATTGGTCCGAAGGGTGTCAGGTATTTAAACGTGTTAAGGATTTTGACGTGTTCATGTCGATATGTAAAAAAGCGATGAAGATATGGGGTAATAAATTTACCTACACACTCATCGAATCAACGGATATTAAGTAAATTAGTCTTTCTTATATGTGATATAAGAAATTACAAAAATACTAAATATAACCAGTGGTGTTACAATTGAAACTATTATTTCACTTTCCATATTTCTTTTATTTTAAGACGGATAAAACTGTTCTTAGTGTGACTAGATGAATAAAAACATGTTGTGTATTAACATACGTGTCATATCCATTATTATTAATTAATTTTTTCATTATAAGCTATGAAAATACTGATCATGAATATAATAGTGAAAAAACCAATAATAATTAAACCCATATTTTATTTTTTTTTGTGGTCCAAACAGGACTCGAACCTGTGACCTACGGTTTATGAGACCGCCGCTCTAACCTACTGAGCTATAAGACCTTTTCTATTTTTATTAATTGACTCAATCATTTTAATTTTACCACCAGGTGAAACATTTTTAGAACCATATGTTTCTGTTTGAGAGTGACAATTAGGACACAAAATCATTAAATTATTTAATTCGTTATTGGTTCTATCACCATCAACATGATCAACATGTAATACTAATGGTTTTCCATTCCATTCCCTCACACCACATATTTCACATTTTGTTCCACGTAACCTTTTAACATATCCACCCATCGCGTAATTCCATCTACTACCCTTTTAAATCTATTCATCAACCTTAAATCACCTTGACATCTATTTGAACAGTACTTCCCTAGTTTTTGACTTGGTAAATAACTAAATTCAACTCCACAAGTTATACACTCCGATTTCATAATATTTTTTATAATAAATATTAGAATACCGCAATAAAATATACCATACTAACTTTAATCTAGATGTTAGGGTGGGATTCGAACCCACAATGAGAAACCTTCTAACAGGATTCGGCACCTAGCCTCATTACACTCCTAACAAACACGACTCTTCAGCTTTCTACTCCCAGCTCCGAGGAATTGTATCTAACTTAGCCCATCTCACCGCTGTGTGGGAACTGAAGTTTATCGTTGGTACTCGGAGCGGGAATCGAACCCACACGGACATAAAGTCCACAAGATTTTAAGTCTGGCGTGTCTACCTATTCCACCACCCGAGCAAATTTATGGGTTTTTTATTTTTCTAATAAGTAAAACAAACCCAAAAAACAATATAAATAATATTATCGTCATATTGCGGTCCATCCGGGAATCGAACCCGAAGCACATCCGTGACAGGGATGTATGTTAGCCGTTACACCAATGGACCAAATAAAAGATGATAAATAACTTTATCAGGAATCCCGTCATTTGACTTCACACACCATTAGAGAGTTGGGTATTTCTACCTATCCTTAGTGTGTACCCTTGTGAACACCTCTCCGTGTTTGTTATTTTACACTTCCTATCATCTTCTGTACTCAGGGAGAGACTCGAACTCTCACGTCTTTCGACAATGGATCCTAAATCCACCGAGAATACCATCTTCTCCACCCCGCAATCTTTTCATGACCAATATTTCAAAGAACACCACAAAATTAATCATTATTTATTTAACTGTCAAATAATTTTTAATTTTTTTTCATATAAAATCAAAAAACCCACCTCTTTTGGAGATGGGTTTAAAAATTAATATATGTAAATTATCACACCATCTCCCTAAATAGTATCGTCACCAGCCTCAGCTAACCCTATTAAAGATATGATATGTAATGTTTTCATTTGTGTTTTCTATACGTTTTGTTATAAAAAAAGGACACTTTTTTTGATTTGTCAAGTAATTTGTATGAATTAAATAAAAAAACCCGAAAAAATTCGGGTCTGTGTATAGTATTCTATTAATTGTGGATTATAATTTTCCTAGTCTCAACTACATCACCATTTGACTTGAAAATAAACTTGTAGTTACCTGGGGGGTAATTGTGGATTGTCATTTCATTCGTTCCGGAACATGGTATCTTTGGGACCAAAAGGGTGTCAGATGAATATACATCAAACGTATCGGCTTTATCGGAGTCCCAGGATAAGGTAACTTTATCGTCAGATCGGTACTCAACAATGTTCATTGTTTTACAGGAGAACAAAGAAAACCCAATTAAAATTAAACTGTACTTTTTCATATTTTAGTTATATAAGATTTCGTAATTGTTATTGAAAATTTCCGGTGATTTAAACCCGGTTTTGAGTATTGACCTCTTTACCACAAATAGTTGTTCAATGAGGTGGATACGGTGACAAAGTAACTGAGTTAACGGGACTTTAATTGAATCCTTTGATGACTCGTAATTCTCAATAAGATTTTCTAATAGAATAGATAAATCAATTCCGTCAGAATAAATCATAAATAGGGAATCCTGATCATAATTCTCCACTAGTGTTTTTGAGTCGTGTTTTGTTGAGTAAAATACGGATGAGAATACTTCGTTATACATATCACAATAATTTAAGATTATGTGACAAATATACTTGTTTTTTTTAAAACTACAAAATTTTTAATTACAATTCCTATGAATTCTCATCATCATAGTTAACGTCACACGATATTGGTTTTTCGATTACCCTCCATCTACGATGTTCCATTTCCTCATTTAACTCGAATTCCTCCTCATTACGTAACATTTCATCAAGTATTTCGTATGCCCTCTCTAGACGATCACAAATATAATCCCTGACATACTCGAACGTTGGTCCATGCACCGGTAATTCAGCTATAATTGTATCGTCACCCGATTGTTCACAAACCAAAACAGATCCAAATCTACCAAACTCAGAATCTCTTGTTTTACTTTCAGCTATTTTGATTTTACATTTATCCCCAGTTCTAGGATGTGTGTATTTTAGATCTTCCTCTGAGTATTTACTCTCAGAAATAATATTTTTGATTAATTTTATTAATTCAGATTCAGTTAATCTAACTTTACGTCCCATTTTGATATTTTATATATAAATATCAAGAATTTTGTTAATTTTCTAGTGATAATGGGTTAACGTTATTTATTTCCCACAAAAATATTTGATATTCTTCTGAGTTTATAAACTCTTCGTGTAATTCTTGTAAGACCTCTTCTTCAGTCATTATATAAAAGTTTAATTAATTTAACATCAACACCGGAATATTCCAAAACCTCATTTTGACCTTGGTAAAAACAACTCTCTGGGTATAACCAACTGTCGTTATAAAACCCCAATGATTGGGTTATTTCTTCACGTATAGCGTCTCTAACGTCATTATAACTATCCTGTCTCGGTAAATTTATAAAAATCCTGGATGATTTTATTTCGTTTGATTTACTACTTTTAGTGGTAAAAAACCCTTCACAGTTTTTAAGTTTACCGATTCGTTTTAAATCCGGATTATCAGATATGAAAGATTCGTAGTTACCAAAATACATAACCATATTCGATTCGTTTTTGTTACCAACAATCGAGACCTCTATCGGTACAATAATACTATTCAAGTCATCAACAACAATTTTAACCTCATCCAACATATATGGTTCATAATCACCGTACACAAAAATTTTCACATCTTTTTTATATTTTTTTGGTGATTTACGTTGGATTGGGTTTGTTTCACTTTTAAGACATATTTCATTAAAATACTCCATAGTTTTAGGATCTGACGTGTATTTAGTACCTTCGCCACTTGTTGATGTATGAGAGGTTTTGGTATTACTTAAAATACGATCAAATTTTCTAAATAAACTTTTCGGTAAAAACAATGTTATAAAAAAACAAACACTAAAAACGATTAAAAAATTTTTCATTGTCATGGATTTATTTGATTAGTGATCCCGGATGGATTCGAACCATCGACCTACTGCTTAGAAGGCAGTTGCTCTATCCAGCTGAGCTACGGGACCAGATTTTATATCTTTCTTACTTCATATTTGTGACCCGAATCTGAATTCAATTCAAAGATTTCTCTCATTTTTTCAGCTTCCTCAAGAGAATCAAATTCCCAAATCTCACTTTCAGAATTCAATATGATAACCGGCAAACGTTTTCTTTTGTCGGTCATAACGTGTTTAATTATTACATACATAAATAACTATTTTAGGACAAATATAATTGTTTACAATCAATAAAACAAATTATTTTGATTTTTTACCCAAATTAATTATTGGCAAGTTTAACTTCCTGTTTGGTAATATTTTTTGGAACTTTTTACTGGTATTAGATATTGATGTACTATTAATATTGGTTTCTTTTTTTATTTTTGTTTCCAGATCTCTACTTTTGTCAGTTCTAACCTCAGTTATGACATTGTTCACTCTTTCTTGTTTTCCGGTTAGGTTTGGTATTATAACACTATTGTTTTTAATTACTTTTTTTCTGGTGGTGTTCTCTATTATATCGTATTTTTCTTTGGGTTTTATTATTTTAACATCACGTTCAATGGGTAAATAGTTGTTAGTGGATAATAACAAATCATGAACAATAATTTTACTAAAGTCTAAATCTTTTATTAATTCATTTTGACCCAGATCCTTAATTGAGTGAGTACTAAAAATGGAACCAGAGTTAATCTCAATTTGGTTTAACCAATTTTGTTCATGTTTTAGACACAATATTGGGGTTTTGGTTTGTTGTGAATACCTACCAACCCAAATATCTGCCATGTTTCTGGTTTTAAACAAATCAAATGTTATTTTTACAATTCTAGTATCAAAAGCCATAACTCCAGTACCACCAAAATGTACAAACACGTCGTTTTTTTGGTTTTTTATAAAGTGTAAAACTTGTTTATAGTCCTTATAATATGATTTTGGGTTTTTATTTAAAATTCTACCGTGATAACTTACAATAACATTACCATCATATTCGTTTATTTTTTTAATTGTACTTTTCACATAATTTGATGGGTAAATAATATCGTCGTCAATTGAGAAATAGTAATAATTACCATCGTTATATTTAGATATTGTATAGTATTTGCCAGCGTCCCCCATATCAATACCAGTGTCCAATGAACTAATGATTTCCACTTTTGGGTTGTGGTTAAATATCGACCCATCCTTATACCCATTTTGATAGATTACTAATTTATCCACTTGACCGATTATTGAATTTACCGACAACACCATTTCGTTCTTTCTATTGATGGTTGTAGCCATGCCACAAATTACCAACTTATGACCCCTATATTTTGTTTTTATTTTATTAATAATTCTTTTCTTATTAATTTTTTCATTTTTAGATAGTGACAATGTACCCTTTTGTTCATTGTGTATTCTGTAATGATAAACGACATCATCTATATACAAGAATTTCTTACCGTTAGATAATAATTTTAAATAAAAATCATACTCCTCGGCGTATTCAAGCGAAGTATCAAATCCACCCAAACTTATCACATCCATCCGATTAAACATTATTGACCCGACATGTATTTCGTTTTTATCTAATAAATCATTAATAGTTAAGTTTTTTTTGTTTGGTCTTATTAAGATCCTATTATCGTTATTTTTAAAGTTTATCGCGTTAGCGAAAACCATAGAATACCCACTATCATTAATACCACTAAAAAGTGTTGATATTGAGTTTGGATCTAAAACATCGTCATAATGTAACATTTTAATATATCTGCCAGAACACACCGATAAAGAATTATTGACGTTTGATGACCAGCTTTTCAACGTATCAACTTTTTCATTTAAAACGAATCTAATATTATAAAAATTAGCGATATCCAGTAACTCTGGATTACCATCTGAGGATAAAATTACTTCATAACTACCGTTAAAATTTTGATTTAAAGCACTTTTGATCGCGTCGTGAAGATACTCACTATATTTATGGGCTACTATTATAATACTGACATCCATTTATTACCCCTTTCTCCTATAAAAAAACCAATCAGAAAAACTACCCATTTTATGATCCGTAGACGGGAACTTATTTTTCTCAACACGGATTAACATGTAATTCTCATTTAGTTTTTTATGATTTGTAAAATTTCTAGTCCTAACATGTGAACCAAACGTTTTACTATCATCAAAATTGGCTGAATATATTATTAAATGATCACTAGAGTGATTAATAATATTATTCATATAATTTTCATAAACAGAATCCTCCACTAAATGAAAAATTACATCCAAAGATAGTAATAAGTCAGTTTTTTTATTAATAAATTTATTACCACTTAGTACATGAAATTCACGATTAGGCATCAGTTTAATACATTTATCAATAGCGGTTTTTGAAACATCAAGACCGATTACCTCCTGACAATCGATCATACTTAATTGATTACCATCACCACAACCATATTCTAGTAGTGATTTTATGTTATTTTCAGATATGTAATTGTTTATCACTTCGGACTTATAGTCAGCTAAAAATCCATAAGATCCATTTCCTGACGTTTGTCCGTTATTGTATCTATTTTCCCAGTAAATTTTAGAGTTAAACATAATGTAATTAATTTATTCTCAGATTGTCCCTACCCAGATTTACATTTGGTAGGTCTAATCTTCTATTTGGTTTATTGTTGAACATATTTTTTGATGTACTATTTAATGATCCTGAATTTTTCTTACTGTCAATCAATTCTTGTCTGTTTTTAGGTATTAGTTTTGTATTTTTGTTAACAGTATTTTCTTTAATATTTTTGTTTTTATTAACTTCCTCATAATTAATTTCCCTAGGTTCGACTCGTTTTCTCGGTTCACCATTCTGTAATAACTTACCAACAATATCGTCTCGTTTTTTCACAATTAAATCTGAATTTATTGTAAATTCTACATCACCACTAATCAACGATAATTCAGTAAATTCACGAGTGTTTAGTTTCTGTGGATTCCCAGGACCCACTTTTTGTTTTATAATTCTAGAATACTTACTTCGTAATATCGATCTAAACCCAGTGTCCGGTCTTGTTGTTAATCCTGAATTATGAAGTCTACGATAAAACATAATATCTTGTGTGTATAGTACTGAAACCTTTGATTTGTAAATCCTGTTCATAAAGTCAGAATCCGCAGCACAAATCCAAGGTTCAAACCCATTCATTGAAATAAATGTATCCTTTCTAATTGAAAAGACTCCCTCACCGTAAGATTTTGACCTTTTTATGTCTATGTTTCCTGAATTATTGTTAAAATTAACTAATTTAGATTTAATACATGTGTATTTACCGATATTTGAGACTGTATTACCAATCATTAATTCACCCATAATATCGTCTGAATCGAAAAACAGTAATGTATTTGATTTTGAGAGTGTCGCTAGTGTGTTTTTTATCGTATATGGACCACCGTTTTCGGTGAACAAAAACACCTTAAAATTTTTTGGTAATTCCTTTTCCTTAAAATATTTTAAAGATACGTCACAACCATCAATTCCAAACAACACTTCATATTTAAATCCGATACCTGAAATTAAAATAGACTCAATACATTCGTCCAGGTACTGTACGCTATTATATGTTGGGATAATAATTGATAGATCAAACTTTTCATCTGTCATGTTCATAAATTAATAATAATATCTTAAATATAAATAGTCTAAAAAACAAAATGAGGTCATAGACCCCATTCTGCTAGATAATTGAACACCCCCCTTTCATTAGTTGGTTTATCCTTATCCGATAACTACATCAGATAAGTTTTATATACCGAACCAAAAACTTATAAAGCTTTTGTTGATCCGGCAATAGCGTCCTTAAATACACCAAAACCTTTACTCAATATTGGGCAGATAATCGGGTTTATTTTATCCTCCAGTTTGTTAACAATATCACTGTCTGCTACCGATTCAACAACAGTTTCCTGTAGAAACACTAGAAACATATTGTTAAACCCTTTTTCATATCTCCATTTATCAATAAACGACTCAATAATCGCCTTAGCTAACAGACCAGTTGTAAACGCACAATCGGTAAATACCTTACCGTAGTCACTAAAGTTTAAATCAGCGAAAGCGTTTTCAAAAACAACAGCTGTCCATGTATTTGGGTTTATCCCAATTTTAGCTAGTAACCATCGAACAATTTCCTTTTTAATGGTCTGACCAAACCCTAAACCAACCTTATCGGTTAGAGACCCAAACATATCCTTAAGTCCAGCGGCTATTTCCTGTTCGGTTAAACCCCTAGACCTCCAGTAATGAACCTCACTTAGGATGTCCTCAATCATGTGTGATGTATCTTGTTCCATATTATTTAATACGTCTTTTAAACTCCTCTAATAAATTTTTCTTAACAATGTACCCGATTGGATCAGTTGATTTAGTTTTTTTACTTTTGATTGCTTCCAGTACAAATTTATTTATTGTATAATCTAATGTACCTGATGTTCGTAGAGACTCCATTAGATTTTGATTAAATGTACCGATCCCAAACTGAGTATCCACGTCGTTCAATAAGTCCTCAAATTCTTTTTTAATACCAAGACCAAGTATATTTACTGATTTGTTATAAGCTCCAAGTGTGTTACATCTGTGAGCAATATATCTATTTGTGAAGACAGTTTTAAATGATTGACATTTTTGTCTATCTACTAATTTACCTTTCTTATATTTACAAGAATATAAGAATTTAATAGCTTCCCTACATTTATTCATATCGGAAGCGTTTTGATCTATTTTAGTTCTTTCACCAGCTTCCGGACAAAACATTGTCCACGAACCCTTTTTTAAACCCGTATTGACATCATTTATTCTTACTTTCAAATTATCGTAACTAATAGTCGGAGGAAATTTTTGTGCCGTTGGGAATAATCCCTTAGCTGTTATACAATATTCATAAGTGTCATCCTTAATACTTGGTATTTTTGTTGTCAATTTAGGACTCATATCAGCAATGTAGTTTGTAACATCAAGTACTTGATCCGGAGTCGCGTTCATTAATCCCTTTCTAATCCAAATAAACATGGTATTAGGTGGGAAACTTTTAAATGACTCACCAATACTATTTATTTTAGTAACGTCAAGTTTATCAAATTCTTGTGCACTATACCCAGTTGGTGGGAATTGTGAATACACACCACCTACGGTATCAGCGTAGTTTTGTAATTGTGTTTTTTGTTCCGGTGTTAATTGAGCGGTATTTAAATCTTGTACATCGGTAAAAACCCCGGCACAGGTCCAAGTTGGTGAGGATGGATCAGTAACCTTTGCGGTGACTGTTGTCCCGTCACTAACACACATCTCAAAATGTGGATCACCATTAACATCCTTCCCATCAGTAAATCTAGTTTTTCCATCAC